TCTTGCCTTATGTTTTGGACCTGGGTTGTCGCAGTTATGTCTTGCTCTAAATGACTTACGTCGTGCCGGAATATTCTTTTTAATACGCATATTTTTATCGCCAAAGTTTACCTTAACGACGTTTCCGGTTTCTGGATGACGAACATACACTTTTGACTTTTTAACGTCACCAGCCATAGGTTTACCAAGGGATACTTCGCGTCCCTGATATTCTGCTTCGACGATTAAATATTCTTTAAACGATAACATTTATTTACCTTTGTGCATGTTAATGTACCAATGAGCTAGCTGCTTCTTTCTTGGTGACGCAGTCTCAGACGATCTAATCTTCTTCAACTGTGCAATAGTCTTTCCCTTGAGACCATGTCTACTCATATCCCCTTTATCTTGAGGGTTACGTCCATCCATAAAATTCTCATCTAGAAAAGACTTAAAAGACTTCATTGCTTATTCTTTGGTTTTGTTTGCCAGTTATTACGCTTAGGTTGTTTGGGCTTTTTAACCTCTTGTGCAGTCTTAGCAGGCTGCTTTTTAGGATAGTGACGTTGTTTATTATTTTGTTTCTTTGGTTGCTCTTGTACAACTGGAGCTAGCTGTGGAGCTGCTTCAACCGTCTTTACCTCTTCTTTGTATGGTCCAAACAACCACTCTTTAATTTTGTTTAACATTTTTATACCTTCTTTTTCACTTGTTGGAAAATTTGCTGATTGCTAGTAATGACATCTGAAAGTCTGTCATACATTGTTGCAAGAAACGCCTTCTCCTGTTGAGAAATATCATCAGTGTTACCTGATGTCATAATCTTTGACATTATGTTGTCAAATTTTGAATAGTCTTGCTTATCAACAAGACCTGCTTTTGCCAGTTCGCGCATTCTATTACGCTTGTTCTGGTCTTTTGCTTCACTTACTAGATCTAAACCTTCCTTCATATTGCGTTGAGTAAAATGAACTTTCATCTTACTGCCATGTTCTTTTTCAATATGTGCTGAGATACCAGATGAGTGATGTACTGGATCGCTTTTTGAAATCATTGTCTCATGGTTGTTATGCATATCAAATTTATGTGGGTTTGAATCATACCCGCTAGACTTTTTATATCCCATTTTCTTTAGATGATCAAACACCTTCTGATGATCAGCGTCAGTTTCAACATGCTTCATATTAGGTATAGGCTTGTTGTCGCGTTTGTAGGTGCTCTGCTTCGCAGAAGATGATTTGATACCTTTAGAAAAATCAGCTATGTGTTTATTCAAGTCGGTTGCTTCGCTTAGCTCAGCTTCTTCTTTTAGTTTTTCTTTTTGCTTATCCATAAATTGCTTTAAACCCATACGAGCAAGATGTCTTGCTGTAGAGTATCCCTGACCGTGTTTGCCAGGTGTAGCAATAGGGCCCTTCTTAGGATCTGGTTCAAATGGCGCGTCGTTCTCGCGAGCATTTCTAGATTTATCTTGGCCAAGCTGTTCAGCCAGATCACTATCATCTTCGTAGAATGCCTTACCACCAGATACAAAAGAGTTCAGGCGCTGGAAGGCATGTTGACGAATTTGCTTTTCATTTCCTTCTGCAATTAATAGACCACGTCTAAACACTTCTTCTAGAATAGAAGAGTCAATTCCAGAAAGCTTGGACTTAACTTGAATATTATGTTTTTCTTGTTCAGTGATAGGAGCTACTTTGTTTAGAGCAGCTTGTGCAATAGACATAACAGTATCAAACTCTTCTTTTGATTCGTACAAACCTTCTACCATTTTCAATAGAGGATCAAAACTAGCGGCAACCATCCCTGGTTGTACACCGCCTAAACCTGCTGGTTTAGTGCCAGACCTTACAGCTTGAAGACGCTTAGCTTCAGCTTGTTTCAATCTTGGCATTAAACGAGCAGCTATACGCTTGATTGCTGATACTTTTGAATCGATTTGCTTATCGACTGAAATTCTATCTGTAGGACCGAGCTCGTGATAGTGTGCACCACGCTGACCGGCGTAACGTTTACGTAGAATATCTTTTGCCATCTTGAATGCGCGTCTCTTTAATTGCTTATCACCTGCAAGTCTATGCATAGCAATAGCGCGAGCGCGTTGAAGCTTTGGTGCAATCTTACGCATTTGAATAGCACGCTTACGACGTTGCTGAAGATCTAAAACTCTTTCCTGTAGATACTCTTCTGCAACCTCGTCAAAGTCTGCTTCTGTATAAATGTACTCTTCGTTCACACCAAGTCCTTTTCTAGTATCATGGTAAAGCGCTTTTGCATGCTCGTCGTGCTTTTGTAAATTGGAAGGAAGGTTCTTTTTAAACTCATCATAGTTACTAGATGTAGCATGCTTGCGCATATCAGTACCTGATACTCCTTGCTTACGCTCACCTGTAGATACTACTTTAATAGATTTGAAATTATACACACCGTGACGGCCTTCTTTGCCGTTATACTCTTTTACTTTATTGTATTCGTCTGCCCTGTCTTCACCTGCTCCGATGATGACATGCTTATATCCTTGCTGATGTAGCTTAGCAAGGTGATGAAAAATTGATGGGTGTTCTTTATCGGCAGCCACTAGATTAGTACCAGGGAACGCACGCTTAAGGTGCTTCATCTTGGTCTTGGCGTCTAACGGATTCTTTTTGGAGTCTTGAGAATGGGACGCGATCACGACATGATCGGCATTATGCTTTTTAGCGAGCGCTTTCAGTCCTTCGACATTTTCTTCATGACCCTTAGTAGGCGGGTTCATGCGGCCATATAGCATGGCAACGGTCTTTTCAGCCTCTTCATTCATACCCTGTCTAGTTTCTAACTCAGGGTTGAATTTAATTTCGTTTTTCTTTTTACCTAGGGTAAAATCTTTAAGGGTTTTAACACCCTTTTTCTTATCATCTTTTTCCATCGGAGTTTTCCTTAGACTTATCCGTTATACCACAGGTTTGCCTTAGCCTTACTGTAGCGCATATGGTTATTTATTATTCTTCAGGTTTATACTTTTGTATTGATCCATCTGATTTTACATGCCATCCATGAAAATTAACGTCTGGATGATCTTGCTTCATGCCAACGAAATGCTTAAGATTGGTCTTTGAATCGTCGTACATATGTACGGAACCTATCTTGTTGTCGTCGAGGTACTTCTTGATAATTTGAACCTTCTTATGAGCAGGAAACTGATCACCAGGAATATTACCAGCACGGTGTACATGAATATTATCGATATCTACCCCATGCTTTCTAAACGTGTTTAGAAACTTATTCTTATTATCGAAGTCTGCACGAGCAGTATTCATAATTACTCGTGAGTTAGGCTTTTGTTTAATATTAGAGTGAATAGCTTTAAGTTTATTTAACATCTTAGGAATAGGTTTTGATTCCTTATTAAACTTATGTGCAGAGGTAAACTCTTTAAAGTCATAGCTATGACCATGTGGTAGTTTATGATCATTAAATTCTGAGTTAGAAAGCTTCTCAACAGTCTTGCCGCTAGAATCCTTTACATGAATCTTAGCTGTGGTATGAAACAAAGTATCATCCACATCAAAGACGTGCAATGATCCTTTATTCTTCTTTTCTAGATACTGCTTAAACGTGTCCATTATGATCTTGCTAGGAAGTTTGCTCTTGAGAATTCTTTACGATCAACTAGCTTAGTAGGTCTGTTGTTTCTCACAACGACATATCCTTCTGGCTTTGACTTAATACCACCAATATGATGCTCAAACTTTTGGTGTGAAGACATAGCATGCACCAGCTGATCTTTAGCTGCTTGAAGGTGATGATGCATATCTAAAGCCGATTGCATATGATGTTTATTGTCCTCAACATGCTGAAGATGGGTGTTCATTTCTGCTTGCTTGGCACCTCGAGCCTTATCGGTCTTAAGTTTGGTAGTTTCTTTTGTAAATTTATCCTTGAGGTGCTGTTTGTATCCGGTCAAAGTTGGCTTAGTCTCATCACGAACAGTCTTATTGATATATGTCTTAATATGCTCACGATGACCTTCTAGCCCCTTATCAAAGTCTTTATGTGCAGAATTAAACGCAGCAGTGGCAGCATGCAGATGCTTTTTAAACTTCTCGTGATGTTCTGGAGACATCTTAGCGTGTTGTACATCGTTTCTATTATCAATACGATGAACTTCTGGATGATCTTTGAAATGGCTAAGATCAGGAGCATAGTCTGGCTTCATGCTAGCAAAGGTTTTACCTTTATAAGCGGTATGAACTACTACTCCAAGCTTGGCCTTTTCAATCTTCTTACCTTCATCTGAACCATGCTTGGTTGAATAGGTAATAGTATTAGGTTTGAAATGGTATTTACCAGCATGAGTATCAACATCACCTTCTGGATTAGATTTAGACTTAATACCAGAGTGCATTAAGTCACCCTGATAAACACCAGTTTTTGGAGTTACCTTTGGTAGGTGCTTTAACGCATGCTTGAGTTTGGTAACTAGACCAGGAGCATGTCCGTGGTTTCTTTCGATATCTTCTGGAGTATGGTTAATCTTTGGATCTTTATTCCACGCAGACTTAGATGCAACAAAGAACTTGCCGGTTTCTGGATGATGTCCAAACACAATGGATGGAGAGCCATCATACTTGGTCATCACGGTTGTGTTGTTATGTTTACCGTGAAGCTTATCATGTGTATCTTGAAGATTATGGAATGCATGGGCAAAGCCTTTGTCACCAGCATTGATAACATGGTCTTCCGCATGCTCTAGATGAGATAGTCTATCCTCTGATGCAGCTGCTTCTGATAGATATAATTTAAATGAATCCATTGTGTTTAATCCTGTTAACTGTATTCTATACTCTATTTATCTCATTCAACTTTAGCATATGGTCCTGAAAGATCCGACTGAGAGGAAGCGTATGTAATGATAGATGAGATTAGTACATCTTTAGGATCATCAGTAGACTTCCATTTACGAGGCAATGTAACACTTAGCATCAGCTGAATGATAGCGCACCCCATAAACTTACTCAACAACCACTCCTCATCTTTTTCATTAGCCTTCTGAATAAAGACTTCAGGTGTTAATTTTGGGCTATCTTTAGTATCTAATTGCATATACATTACATACAACGCTTTAAGAAACTCTTGTCTTGAGTTCTTAATAGCTCTTTTAACATCATTGATTTCCGGAGCGGTCACCTCAAACTTTGTACGAAAGATAGGGGCAATAGCACCATAGGATATCTTTCCTTGGCTGGCGTTTGTGCCTTTTATTTCTCCCTGAAAAGATGGAAATGTTCTAAACTGAATTTGACCATCTTCTTCGAAGAATATAAAGGTATCTTTTGCATTAAAAAAGCCAGTTTTTCCGACCGTATAACTCTTATATTTTATCTTCTTTTTCTTCTCACCGATATTATAATACTTAAACGAAGCTGTTCCTATCATCTTTTTTAACGAGATACCAACTATATCTTTACTCTTTATCGCATCGTACATAACAGCATTAAAGTCAGCAAGAGTAGTTGCATTATAGAAGGGTATAGAGGCCCCTTTCGATGATAACATATAGATGTCTGCTGGAGACCATTTATTAATATCACCAAAGATAGAACCTTCTTGTTTGTTAAGATTCTTAAAATGCTTTTCTAACCCTTGTACCCATTTTGATTGTCGATGAAAGGTTGCATTCTGTATATACAGATTGTCCTTAATAGCCTTAGCTCCAATCCTGCTCGATTCAATCCAATCCTCTGGAAGCTTGGTCATTAATTCTTCTAGAGAAGCTGAAACATCAACTTTCTCATACGCTTTTACTAACGAGTCTTTCTCCGTATTACCATAAAGAAAGAGCGCCTGAGCGTAAAGAGCTTGAGCAGATTCACCGAGGTCAGTTACTTCTGATCCAGCACCTGAGCCCCCACCTCCTCCAAACTCAGGAGTCTTTTGAAGCTTATTAAAGGAATAAGTATTTCCCTTATCATCAACTAGCGTGATATTCTTTACAGGTACTTTATTTTTAAGAGCCTCTCTTAATGGCTCGTTATCAACCAGTACTACTTTAAGTCCGTTAGTAAGAACAAAAGGGTCTTTTGTCTCTAATTTCTTAAGAAAGGTAGTAACTCTTCCTTCCCTTTTATACATCTCATCAGCACCAAGACTAGACATTTAATTCTCCTAATAAAAAAGCTTCTCAGGATATTTAGGTCCATGAGAAGCTTTGTAAAGAATAATGTAGTGTTTACTTTTTATCGATGTATTCAGTAATTGCAGCTGCAATCTTCTGCATTGAGCCAACCGGAATATACATGTCCCAAGATCGAAGGATATTACCAGTTTTATTTTCTTCGTCCCACATATCTAACACATCGAATTGTCCTACTTTAGATACTCGAACAAATCGCATATAATCGTCACCTTCGAATACTAATTTCTTAACTACGTTTTCAGCGTAAGGGTTTTCTTTAATCATAGGCCCAAAGCCCTCCCAGTATTAATTTGTCCACCTTTGTAATCTTCACGCAAGTAGTCTCCTAGAATTTCAAAGCGAAGAGCTGAATCTTCTTCTCCTCGCTTCTGGAGTACTTCTTGAGCTTCTTTACAAAAATTAATAAGTGCAAATGCATTAATATGTATGCCTGAATCTGCACCTGATGCTTTATGATACTTACCTGGTCTCTGATTGCTCATCCCATTCTTCTCCATTAATTTCGCGGTAACTACCCTCAACCCAGGAAAAGGGTACTTCTAGAGCATCAGCAATTCGCTGAATACCCCAATCAGGGTGCGATCGAATGCATTCTTCAATATCAATAATAAGATCACCCATCCTAGACATATTAGCTCCCGGTAACAAGTTCGATAACGGCAGGGTTGTTCTTACGTGGTGCAAACTGTTCGATGAAGACGTGATGAGTATCACCAGATGCCTTCATTACATTCTCAGCTGCTCGCCAAAGATCCCACCACTGGAGGTTACCTCCAGGAAGAGGAACAACTTTACCTTCATAAGCAAGCTCTCGTCCCTTGATACCAGACAGATCAAAGATATTATCTACTTCAAAGATGGACCAGACAGACATAAAGCGATTGGCATCGCGCACTTTCTCATAATGCATCGAACGCGAGTCAAAGTCTTTTGTTTCTTGCTCATATACATCAGCAAGTCCTTCGGTTAGGTGAGCATTGATCCTCTTCAGTTCATCTACCACCTTTTCATTAACTACACCATCTATCCTCTCAATAAGCGAGAGCAGGTTGCAACGTGCATTGTGGATGCTAGAAAAATTATCATGCATAAGAGTATACTTGCGCGACATAACATCACTCCTTATCATATTGGTTGTTCGCTAAGAGGAATACGAACAATAAAAGATATGCGATTGAAGTTCTTAATATGGAAGCCATTAACACCACTCTTCTCTAGTACCTCAGAGATATCAGCTGCTAGGGAAACAGTATCCAAATTATGTATGTAACATTTTACAGTCTTACATTTTTCGTATCTATTTGTCCATATCATATGCTTTGGAGCTCCGTGCTTCTGCATTATTGAACGAACAATTGTTGTAGGCTTAATAAAAGACTTGACTTCCATTTTTCTCTCCATTCTTAATTTGTACAATGATTATATACTTCAAGCGAAAATAAATCAAGCATTAAACGACTGATAGGAAAGGCTCACACCAGAGCAGCTTCCTTGGATGATGTTATCCTTCACAACTGAGAACTCAAATCCTTTAGATCGGCCATACTCGATAGCCTCATCGAGAGTGTCACAAGCCTTATCTAGAAAGTAACCAAAGTTAGTCAGGAAGACGAGATACTTATTCACTGTAAACATATTAAACTCCATACTGAATGTTACGATTGAGATAGGCTTGCTTGCCTGCTAAAGTAGGCTCAAAACCACTGATACGCAGGATGCGCTTGATAGCTGCAGAAACGTATCCTTTAGACTCGAGAATACCAACAGGAGTCTCTCCTGCAGCCAAGCGATTGAGATACTCTTCTACTTCAAAGTTCTTGATAAGGAAGCTTTGAAAGCCAACCTTATCACCCTTTTGATATTTGAAGCGTGCAATAAAATCGCGCTTCTCACCATAAGTAAGATAACCGCCGTGATAGTTAAAACCATCTTTCACAAACTTAGTCATAATTAGTTCCCCTTGAAACCAGTAAAATCAACTTCGAAACGCTTACCATCTGCGAAGAATACATCACCAACCATTGTAGAACGAAGACCGTAAACGTTGCCGTTATAAACGGGTAACTCTGCTACTACAAGAGTATCTTCGGAGAAGTCAGAGTTGCTGACCATCTGACCATTGAACTCGAACGTTGCAGGACGGCTCCAGGACCCGTCGATGTTCTGAGTTCTGAAGAACGCATAGTTCAGTGCAGCGTTCAAATCACGTTTACCAGCGTCGATAACCGCTACGCGAACCATCTCGTTGCTGTCTTCACCTCTATGGAATACAGTTACTTGCATTTCGTTTCCTTTCACTTTCTCATTTAACATACGTATATTATAAGGGTGTGACGAAATTAAATCAACTGTTTTTTCCCGAAAACCAACACGAAAACACAACAAAAAACCCCTTGAAAATCAAGGGGTTAGCTGTATTGGAAAAAGCCCAATAAAATCAATAGGTTAGAACCCACGGAATCCGTGGTGTTTCTACATAAGAATCATTCTTATTTAGAATCCTTTGTCTCGTTGTAATCAGTATACACATCTCCGTTTTCTTGAATCTTCTTATCTTCATACGGTGATGCAATACGCCTGTAAAGTTCGAGCTTTACACACTCGATTACTCCTACAACCTCATTAATGTTGCTATAAGAGATTCCGCCCTTGTTCTTAATATATCTATCAACAAGGGTGGTAATTTGGTAGTTAAGCTGTCCTGGGGTTTGAGCGTAAATGACTCCACGCTCTTCTGGCTTCACGTATGGCATAATATATCCAATCTTTATTCTAAAGTATAGTCTCCAAAATAATCTTGTAGTCTATATTGCTCAATAAACTGCTTGAAAAGAATCTCTTCTTGTTCTTGAGCTTCTTTCTCCCATGGAAGTGTCCAGTACGTGCTGTTGGTATTGCGGTACATTTTGCCCTTCCATCTTTCATCAACCAGCTCTCTCTTAGCCATCTGTTTGAGATGTACCATTTCATGAGCTAGGGTACAGAATATAATAGCCTTATTTTCTACCGGCTTAAGTTCTATCTCAAACCATCTTTCATTATAATCTCGCGACATCCCATCGCAATAACCGTAAGCGTCGAGTCTAGGATTTAAGACTAAGTCTACTACAATATTATCAGCCATCTTTTTGTTAAGCAGTTCATACCCATAAAACTTTGCGGCTGTAATGAGTTTGTTTTTGAAGTCGATAGAGCCTTTACCTTGAACTGTCACTTCCATAGAACCACCGTGGCGTGTTACGTTTAGTCCATTTAGCGATTTCCACTTTACCTTTTTTGTAGTATTCATGATAGCAGTCCTTGGATTGGGTTGATATCTGATATTGTAAAGGCATAGCAGGTGTAGGGTCAGTCAAATCACCCAGCTTGATGTTCTTAGGAGGAGTCTTAAGAACTAAAGCTAGTTCAGAATATGTCTTGTGTTGTTTTTCATATCGGTATGTATATTCGTTAGCTAGCGCACAAAACAGATTATGCAACCACCTATAATTAGAGTCAGATTGTCTGGTCCAAATGCTGGAAGGGTGGTTAATATGCGTTGCTTTATATACTCGAGTTTCTCTCTCATCTTGAAGTCTCCATCGTTTAATCGAACGTCCGTTGGAAGTTCTATCTAGATATTGTACCCCATCGAGAACTCGATGGGCGGTAGACAATAACTGAGCGTACTCAACTATCATCTTCACTACATGCTTATCACAGTGCTGTTCGGCGCACTGAATAGGATCTTCATCTAGATAGAAAATATTCACTTGAACTCTTTTCCATGGTCATCGCACCCACAATCATCATCGTTCTTGGGTACATCATTATCTTTCGGTTTAGCTCTTTCAGTAGCTGCCATAGACTCACCCATACTAGCAGCTGTAATATTATGAATGTAGCTGTTCACATCCATACTATGACTCATATCAAATGGTGGAGTATTCTGCTTAGCCTGTTCATTGTTGACTAATTGTATATTACCTTCAAATTTAAATCCAGCTCCGTATAGGAAGAGCTGAAACTCTCTAAGCAGCTCATTAATATCATCTGAGATAATTTTATGGGCGATTTCTCGTTTAGTATTGATAGCGGAGTTAGGACCCACATCACGGTAATTAAATTGAAATTCATTAAACATTAAACTTTTCTCCCAAGAGTACTGAGATCCATATCGTCAGGAATATATTGATAACCACCTTTATTCCAGAGAGGAGCAGTGCGCTTCTTCTTACGCTCGACCTCCTCTTGAGCTAGTTGCTCACGACGAACCATTTCAGGATCATCATATTTTACTTTTTGTACAGGTGTAGTGGCGGTGAATGTCGTAATTAGACTAGGATACTTAGCACGATGTTCAGCTGCACGACGCGCATTCTCTTCCCATGCGTAGTCGGTTCTTAGAACACTCTTACTAGTGCTAGTTGGTACTTTTGCAGTACTAAGCGTCTTGCCGTACTTCTTATCGAACCATGCGTTCTGCTCGGCAAGCATCTTCTGAGCGCGCTCTTTTGCGCGCTTAGACTTCTTAGTTTTACGTGAGGATTGATTAGTATAGATGATCACAATAATCTCCATTATTAGAGATTATATTATAGTATATGTAAGAAAATAAGGCAAGCAAAAAAAAGACCCAGTCACATTGCTGTGCTGAGTCATGTAGTTAGTGTATAGACGAGAGGAACCCCACCTGCTGTAAACAGCTTACTCGTCACTTCCTTCGCTATCCGATGCGCTTGCCTCTTGCTAGTATGCAAATATACACCTATAATTTATTGTTATGGTAGTATATTTAGCTTACGAGAAGTTATCGAATACAGATTTATCGAACTTTTCCGCTTTTTGTCTGTCTCCAGGACGAGGCTTATCAGGTGTAGGAATATCATTAATGATATCATCTTGAGCGCCTTGCTCTACATCAAATAGTTTCATCTTAGGTCTATCTACTCCAATAACAAATCTCTTATTCAAGTTAGGATCAGAGTAGCGATTCTTCAGCTGCTTGACCAGGTATTGGCCGAGTGTTTGAAGCTCTTCTGTAGAGATGATGGCGAACATGAAGTCCGCTGTCGCAGGGAGGCCAAAACTTTCCGACGTATCTTCCAGACCAATATCCGAGCTTGTAAAACCTGAACGTGTAGTCTGAGTCGCCGATACAACCGGGACGTTAAACTCAACGGCCAGACCTCTAAGCTCCTCCGCAATAGATTTAATATACGTGTACGAATTAACATTCGCGCCATGTTTTAACCTCGATGATGCACAAATGTTCAGATAGTCAATGTAGATGATATCTGGAACAAAGTTACGTTTAATTTTCAGCTCGTTCAAAAGATGTCTAAAGTTAGCCGACCCAGCTGACGAAGTCGGATATTCTTTAATAATTAGCTTACCAGTAGTCTTTTCTTTTGCGCGAGTAATCTTCTTCTCGTATGCATCTCGAGGAAGCATTGCCAATTCATCTACTGTAACATTTAGAATATTTGCATCAATACGTTCAGCGATTTTCTCTTCAGACATTTCCAAGGTAATGTACAATACATTATGCCCGTTTAGAAGATTACTAGCTGCACAATGACACATGAACAGGGACTTACCAACACCAGTACCAGCTAGAGCGATATTCAAGGTCTTCTTAGCTAGACCTCCCTTGGTGATATTATTAAAGTAAGTCAGATCAAAAGGAATCTTATTCTCTACACGATGATAGAAATCATATCGCTCAAGAAAATTATCAAAGAAGTCATGCCCAATAGATGTATCAAAAGATACAGACAAGGCGTCTGCAAGTAGTTGAGGAATTCCCCCTTTACTCACATTACCTTTATCATTGCCCATTATCTTAATAGATTTAGTAATGGCGTTATAGAGCGCGCGATCTTGGCAGAACTTCTCGGTATTATCTAACAGCCACTCCATCTCAGTAGATGGATCAGCCTTAAGGTTAGTAATAATATTCTTACATTCTTTGAACTGATCGTCAGTAAGAGAATCTACACGACCGAGGTCGATGAGCAATGCCTCTTTAGTAGGAAAAGCATTATATTCATCTACGTACGTATTAATTAGCTGAAATACGGTTCTGTCATTGATGTCTTGAAAATACTCTGCACTTAGAAACGGAATTACCTTTCTTCCATACTCAGAGTTATCAATCAAATGCGAAAGGATTGTACTTTCCATCATTCGGTTTCAGCCTCCAGCTCACCCAACTCTTCTGCAAGCTGATCATAATCAGCCATTGACACAGTACCTACAGAATACTTAGACTTAATAAATTCTCTAAAAGTACTATCTTGAAGAATAGGCATCCAGAACTCTTTAGTATCGGTATCAGCTGCTCTTATTTTGTTGCCAACCAGTTCTCCAGTCGTCTTGTCAACTTTCTGATACCAGCCGTTAGACGGCTTAGTAACGTGGCCACTTTCGAGAGCAATATCCAGCAAGCCAGACCACTTCGAAATTCCACCGTCAAAAGACACTGTGATAGGAATCTTTGACTTCTCCTGAACATATCTAGACTTCTCCACGTTGATAATAAAGTTATACCCTACAAGCTCGGAGCCATCTTTATCCTGTTGACGTCCAAGAATCCAGATAGTGTCAGCAGAATAGTAAATGCCAGTACCACCACCTACTACATCTTTAGGAAACATTCCAATTTCTTTATAGGTATGATTAACCACTACTAGAGGAATATCCTTGATAGTAAGATGCGGAGTTACCATGCGGAAGAGAGACTTAAGCTGTTTAGCACGAGACATATCAGCCACAGACTTACCTTCCAAAGCATCTTCAACCTCCTTGCGCGATGCTAGATTACCAACAGAATCGATAACTACAATTACTCGATCATTACGATCTATGTTATTAAACTGAGCCATAATATCGTGCTTGAGCTGCTCGATATCAGTAATAGGAGTATGAAGCACACGTTCAGGGCTAATGCCAAAAGCAGAAAAATAACTTTGCGGAGATCCAAATTCTGAATCGTAGAATAGAACAATTGCATCATCGTACTTCTCCAAATAAGACCTTGCCATTAGCAGAGCAAAGGCAGTCTTGAAGTGTTTAGACGGACCTGCAAGTACAGTCAACCCAGGAGTAAGACCTCCATCAAGTCGACCAGATAGTGCCACGTTTACCATAGGCACTGAAGTTTGAATCATATCTTTAGCAGTAAAGAACCTCGACTCAGAGAGTACAGCGGTATCTTTAATGGTAGAGTTCTTTTGTAGTTTAGCCATTAGACTCATTATCAACTCCTTGTTTAAAGTCAAACCATTCACAAATTTCTAGCATAATAGCATCTTCAAGACATTGTTTAAGATAATTCTCATCAGGGGTTTCGGTGTGTTTATGAGCGCGACTCATACCATACGCTACTCCTTCTTCAACACATTTCACCAATAGTTTATAGGTATTAGGTACTAGCATTATTTCATCTCCATAATAGACTTCTCATCAATCTCTATTATACCGGCTTTCTTTTTTTCTTTCAACTGTTTTGTTTTAGACACCCATAAAGGATCTCTTTTCTGTCGTGTCGTTGAAGACTTTGGAGGTTGATGAGTTGCATTGGAATCTTGACTTGGTCTCACCAAACTTATGTTCGCTGCTACTAGCAATAGCACAGCCAACGGATCGAACACAAGTACTAGTATTATAATTACCCATCTTACTGCTGCCTCCAGATGTTGTTGTGCACCTTCCCCGTAAATTAAATCGGCGATATATTTGATAGGCCCTACCTCAGCTATTATTTTTGCATTCTCTTTTTTGAGAGGAACTAATTTTTCATTAAGCTGTTGAATTGTTTTTGAGGCTTGATCTATCTCACCGTTGAGTCCGTCACGCTCTTTCCTTTGCTTGGTGCGAATAAAATTTGCATCTTTAGCATTAGACTGCTCTACAATAGCATTTAAAGAGTCGAGAGCTCTTTGAGCGTTTTTAATTCTTCTATTTTCTTGATCAATTTGAAGTTCTATATTTTGAATGACTACCGTTTGATCAGATGATATAGTTGTTTGTTCAATATGAGCCTTTGAAAGAAATCCAAATATACCCATCGAGGTAATAAACATCAGCACTACAACAGATGTGGCGAGGTAGTACTTAATAAGTTTAGGAACCGTAGTCCAGTTTCTATACAGCCAAGATGCTGTTACGAGCTTTGCTAGCTCAAGAAAAGATCCCATGATAACTACTGGCCAGAATGCACCAGCAAAGATAGCAGTTAAACCTATAATAGAGTAATATGCCGCAACAAATGATATACCAATGGCTGTAAATAAAGCCAGGTAGTTAATCATTGTATACCTTATCTAAGAGTGCCTTGAACTCTTTAATTTTTACCAACCTATTAGGCCAGTAGATATATTCCTTATCTGGATCTTTTTGTAAGTTATTGAGAAGAGGGATGACCATTTTATAGAGCTTATCAATCTTTGCTTGTAGTTGTGCTACGTCTCCCTCTACTGCAGACTTTTGGCTTGCTAGTTGCTGTACAGCCTCCAGCTCATCCTCGGTCATTACCGAGAAGCCAAAGTCAAAGTCGTCGTTTTTGATCATGAGAAGAACCCTTCTAGCGTTGCTTGTTTTTCAGTATGCCAGCCTAGAGTATCAATGATGGTACGAATCGGCTCAAGAAACGCTTTCTCGAACTGAGTCTCATAGTCAATAAACTTCTCCAATCCAAACTCTTTGGGTAGCGTCTCAGATATTGAAATGACACGCTCACGAGTAGGATTAGGAGTACGAAGATAGGCAAATTTTACCTTTTCCCCTTCGTAAATAGGCTTGTATTTCTTATCTAGCTTATGGCGCTTGATCATGTCATTGAAGATTAGAGCTCCCTTCACATGAATAGGTGTGCCCTTATTGAATACGGTCAGATGGTTACTGTACTCACTAAGACCATTGCATCCGCGAGGAAAAGCAACCTGTTCGAATGGCAACTTTTTAAATTCCATCTTAAAGTCTTCAACGAATTGAACCAAGGCGTCTTCGCTACCCTGCATAATAACTTTGAGGGCTTTCTTAATATTCTCACGACACGCTGCAGGAGTAGAGGAACGAACTGCCTCAATACCCATAACCTTGAGTTTAGGCTCGTGGTAGGCAACTCCCTCAAGGTTCCATACGTTAAGAATATAACGCTTTTTAGCCGTCCAGATACCCTTATCTGCAATGGCCTCACGTTTCATCTTCATCTTCTGATCGTAAGCATTGACATATTCAGCAAGCTCGCTATAACTCTTATCGATGTACGGTTCAAATATTTCATTGCAGAGTTTATCCAGGAACTTGACTGTCTTAGCAGTATCACTTGATTCACCAAGCACTTGCGTAACAAGCTTGTCAAGAGTGATGTACATCGAGTCTGTATCGCATGCAATAACATAATCGACTCCTTCTGTCTTTAATTTCTTGTTTAGATACTCGTTGATCTTCTTTTCCATCCAACGAATAGAAAGTTGACCAGACTTAGTAATTGACTCAGCAAATCGCGGATCAAACCATCTAAAGAATGCATTGCCAAGAGCACCATAAGCTGAGTTAAGTTGAATCTTCTTAGCCAGCTGCATATTGTGACATTGAGCAATTTCCTTCTCTAGTTCATACGAAGGATTCTCTTCATACTTCTTTTTAGCCTCCAGCATGCGGTTCTTCCAATACGTCCTACCATTGTACATAGATTCCATAAGCTTAGGAAGAAACCCTTGATAATCTTTATCAAACATACAACCAGTAGGAGTAATAGTAACATTATTACGGCTGAGTTGAGAACGAATAGCAGGATCGTCAAGAGCCCGATCGTTAATAAACATTCGAATACTGTCTGTGGGATCATTTCTAAATTTTTCTTTTCCATCCTGTCCTCGTCCTATCGATGTAAGAACGTTTGCAAATTTTTCAATCTGCCCAGCAAACGTTTCTGGAGAAATATTGTACTGCATAATCAAGTGAGGGTACAGAGAGTTTAAGTCAAATGATACTACCCACTTATGCATACCTACCTGCGGGTCTTTAACATATGCTCCCTCGATCTGATAACCTTTAGTTGATGGGCGTGTCTGCGGTACAACAATATCTTGTTCGAGCAAGTAGTTGTGAATAATAATATCCCACATACGAACCGACGTAAAGGTATCAAGATAGTTAACCTTACCGTCATATGCTAGAGCATACACTTGCTCAATAAATTTGAGCTTATCTTCCATTCTATCAACAAGCTCAACGTCCTGAATATTATAATCAATAAACAGTTCAAAGTTACGCTTATACAGATCGTCTAGAGAGGAATACTCTTCTGAGTAGTCTACCTTTTTATCTCCCAAGACGACCTGAGCAATATGATCAAGCTTATAGCTCTCTTCATTAGAGAAAGAAAACTTCTTATACAGTTGCATATAGTCAAGAACAGTAACACCTACGATGTCCATCACTTCTTGTTCACGACCCATCAACTCAATCTTACGACGGCCAACATAGTTCCAAGGCGATAGCTTCTTACAAGCTTGATCGCCTAGCACTCGATTAATACGATTACACAGGTATGGCATATCAAAGAACTCAACGTTCCATCCTGTAATGATGTCTGGTAGGAATTGTTTGGAGCGCATGATCTCGATAAAACGAGACAGCAGAACCTTCTCATCAGCACACTTTATGTACGTAATGGATTCTTTTTTCGGGGTGTAGTCGTGGTATCCAAGGACAACCTTTCGTCCATTTTTGGAGACAGTAATCGCGATAACTTCTTTATTGGCTGTTGCAATGTCGGGGAAGCCGTCATCCGAGGCTGTTTCGATGTCAAGAGACACGACAGAGATTTGCTTTTCGTCATATTTAATTTCTCCAGAAAACTCATCTGCAATGAATAGATATTGAAATTGAGTAAGACCGTACACATTGAAGTTGTCAATGTCATCGTATCGGCGCATAAAGTCGCGCGCTTCACTGATACTACCGAAGTCGACTCTATCGACTGGCAGACCCTTAAGCGTCTTGTATCTGGTGTTCTTCCCTTTAGAGGTAACAAATAGGTAGGGTTTAAAGGGGACCGAGTACTGGACTCGCTCCCCGTTTTCATATCCTCTGACTAGAACTTCGTCACGGTATATCGACACATTAGTATAAAATTTAGACATCTATCACCCTCAGTTTATAGCATATTATAGTCTATTATAGAAATTAAGTCAAGAGGTGCATGGCGTGCTCATAGTGCTTTATTCTATCATTAAGACCATTGAACCCACCATTGATACGCTTTGTCATAGATTTGATATCTTGATTATCGGCAAGACGGTTTAATTCGTTTACATCCCAGAACCAGCCAGCAGACATGCAAGCTCCTTCGACTGTTTCACAATACTCATCAATTTGATCTGGATCAATGCCTAGATCTTCTGCCATGTTCATATAGTTTGCTTTACCTGTGATTTGAATCAAGCCACGACCGCAATACTTGTAACCTTCGCCAGTAGCTTCTGGTCCGTTACCCATTCTGCCTCCATACACTCTGTTGGCAATCTTTTGTGGTTTACGAGCATATGCATCTGCTGTTGTACGATCTTTAAAATACTTAGGAAAAACTTTTAGCAAACCGTCTGCTGAATAGTTAAGATTTTCCTTCATGAAGTTAAAGCCGCCTGACTCGTGACCGCACTGCGCTAAGAACGCTGCAACTCTCTCTGGGGTAGAAATATCAAAACGCTCAAGTGTGGCGTTAAGAGGGTCTATAAATTGTTCCAGTTTTGATGCAGAAGTCTTAGGAAACAGTTCCCGTAATAGCTCTAATGTTACCATTGATTTCTCCTGTTAATTAATTATAAAGGGACAGTAGCCCTCAACAATTATTTAGGAGAAATCTAAGCGTCTGTAATTAGATAGAACCTTTTACCAGCTGTAAACCTGATCCAAACTTAGCATTATAGTTATTAATCATATCAATATTTGGATCAAAAGATACCATTACATGTCGTTTACTAAATGTAAAGTCTTTTGCGTCAGCATAGGGCAGATATGGCATCAAACCTAAACCATATGAGCCAGGTGCTTGACCGGGCATAATAATAATTGAAGCTATACTCTTTAATGTAACTGATTGATCGTCTTCCTTATCAATCTTTCCAATCACTTCTTCACCAGAGGCGAGTTTAAAGCATTTTATATTCATGTTATCTCCAATTGAAAAGAGGGGCCGAAGCCCCTCGGGTTATTTGTGTCCAGGCATAGGACCGCGATCTTGTAGCCAATCTACATCCTCGTCAGTCATAGGAGCCCATTCACATTTTAGATGTGATTTCATCTTTTTCCTCCTCAGTAAGAAACTCTTTCTTACGCTGCACAGGCTCCTTGATCTCGATCTTCTTAGGCTTCTTATGGTCTGGAATGACTCGATCAAGCGCAACTCTTAGCATACCGTTAATGAGTTCTGCATCTTTGATCTCAATTTGATCATTGACACCGAACGAACGAGTAAAGCTTCGTGTAGCAATTCCCTTAATAGGTAATCGGAAGA